ATTGTCATATCAACTGTTATATAAGGACACAGCACACTCTCACGGTATTCAAGAACGGGAACACCTGCTCTGAGATCAACAGAGTCTTCGTTCTCGTTAGAGAATACCTCTAATACTTTGTGATTGAGAGACTTTCCTTGCATTATGCTGCTGGTACTAATACTTGTTTTTCTATTGGTTGAATTGCAACAAACACTTCTCTAGTTTTTATCATTCCTTGACTACCATATGTAGTCGGTTCATTTAAACCATCAGATATATTTCTATTTACACTCGCCACCGTAGACGGTTTTGATGTGCTACTCTGATTACCTGTTTCAGGTATTTGCTGATCTGGTTTTGGAGCAAAATGTTCAGGAAACTCCAATCTCTCAAGACTATCATCGACAACGGGAACTTTTGGTTTTGCTTTGGGAGTAGTTTCGGATTCAGTTTTTAAGAAAGATTTTCTTATCAACGCTTCAGTGCCTGCACCTGCTCCAATGGATCCTGCAAGAACAGCAACACCTGCCAAAGTTCCGACACCCGATATGCCTAATGCACTACCAGCTATTAAACCAGCAGAGGTTACCAACCATCCTAATCCATACGCCGAAAGTTTGACAATCACAGCATTGATATCTCCATTACGGAAATCTTGTTCTACTTCTTTAGCCAGACTGTATAAACTCAAAAGTCTAAGAGTTCTTCCAACGAATCTCCTTGCACCCATGGGAATTTTATCAAGCAATCCGATACCAGGTATTTTTGTAGATCCAATTTTCTTTAAAGCATCCGCAGAGTTACCAAGTTTGCTTTGTACTGATCTTTGTAATGATTTTGTAAAATTACCTAAAGCATCTTTACCCTTTTGAACTTCACCAAGCACTTGACGCCCCTTTCCCAAAAACTTTTCATATAACGATAGTTCTTTAGGTTTTGGTAGGGATGGTGCAAAGAAACCAGTCTCAGCAGCTTTTTTCAATGAGCTAGTAGTATAATTAATTCCGGGTTGAATAGTAGAATAAGGCCCTCTAATTCTTTGAGATCTCTTAAAGTCATCTACAATTATATTTGATGTCCTGGCGAGTTGTAACTCAAGTCTTTGTCTTAAAATATTATTTGCTGCTGCTCGTACATCGGCAGAAATCTTTGGATCGTCTGCTAATTTAGCAATTTCAGGAAGTTTATATTCCCTTGCAATTGTTTTTTCAAGATCTGTTCTTAAAGGATTGGATTTTGGTATATCACCTCTATCTGTCTTAATAACATCTTCATTAACTCCCGCGCCAACTAAAGATCTTGATTTATTTAATGTCTTTGAAATAGGATTAACTGCAGCTTTAGCAGGTTGTCTTGTTAATGATTTTATTGGTGTCTTAACAGGTGTCTTAACAGGTGTCTTAGCAGGTGGCTGAGTTCCAGCCTGGGACGTAGGCCCTGGTGGATCTTTAGGTGCGTTTAACTCTCCTAGTTTGCCTGCGAGCCCAAGCATACCACGCAAGATAATATTAAATTCAGAGTCAAAATCCTTAAATGGATTCATACCTATGACAAAATCACCAATACCTACAAATACATTAAAAATATCTTTTCCTAAATTAAAAACGTCTTTTAGAAAAGGAACAACTTTTTCTTCAAAAAATTTCTTTGCATTTACAGCAAACTCTTTCAGTTTTTCAACGATTGATTTAAGCGCAATTGTAATTTTATCAATATTTTTTACTAAGACACCAATTAAAGTAAATGCAGCAAAACGGATCACAGTGTCTAAAATATTTCCTGCTTTATCACTTATTTTATCTTTTATATTATCTAATTTAAATAACTTCTTTGCTTCAATTTTCTTTTCTCTCTCCTCTCTTTCCTCTGCTAAATCTTTTTTCTTTTTGGCATCAAATCTTTTGCTTCTTAAAGCAAAATTTTTCTTGTAAGTATCAACAACCGAAGTGAACTCAGTAAGTTTGATCATGATACTAAGTCCTTAATACCAAGTGCTTCTCCAACCCTACCTCTCATTCTAACACCAGAAGAAATTTTGAAATTAGGAATTTCATTATCAACCTGAGTGCTTGGTTGTTGTGCTGTTTCTTTTATTGTAGGTAAAACAATAAAGCTTGTTTTAGTGGGCACGTTAGGTGTATCAACTCCTAAGAAACGTCGAATTGGTTTAAAAATATGATCAAGATCAAATCCACTGAAGCGATTATCAACAGGTTGTTTTGCTGCATCTACTTGATTTATATTATCCAACTGAACATCATCCTTATTAGAAGCAGTTTCTAATTTTTCACCACCCTTAGTTTTACTTTTAGTTTTTAAGTATTCTATTTCTTGAGGCAAAAATTCATCATAGTATCTACCTCTCTGAGTGATATGATTATAACCACCATTAATAGATCTAGTAACTTCTCTAAGATCTCCTCTTGCTAATGCACCTTTGTCAACATTCTCTTCCATAAAAGCAAAGGATGCCCTTGCTCCTATTTCTGGATTAAGCAGTAAATCGGGGTTATTTACTAAGTCAACACCTATCTTATTTCCAAAATGTCTGTAATTATTTTTACCAGTTAACTGAATAAAACCTCTACCTCTATACTTATATCCTTCACCGTTATTACCAAAGTAAGGTCCGTACATGTAGTCAAAGAATGCTTTATCATTCATTTTTAACTTATTCAGTTCATCATCAGACAAGTTAATTTTAGGTGGTTCAAATAAATCTCTGATGTGAGCTGGAGAACTTTTTGAGTGTCCTCGTTCAGCAACGTTTTGGAAACCACTTTCTGCTTTAAACTGAGCAAGATACATTGCTCTTGTTTTTGCATCCATTATTCCCCTTCTATCCAATTCATCTCTAATGAGTTGAACAGCACCACCACCACTAAAACCAGAGATCAGTCCATACTTAGGTCTATTTGTACCACCACCCATGGCATTAACAGACGACATAAAATCAATGCCAAATTTATTGACAGCACCACGACTCATCACAAACTCACCAGGAGTCAACATCGCAGGGACTGTATCTGTTCCTAAATGCATACCACCACCACTAAACAATCCACCAAAAGGTTCTGTTTGTAAGTTTCCACCACCATATTCATTCATATTTTCTGGTCTAGATCTCTGTAAAGGATCTACAGGGTCTATGTTTTTGTTCCTTCGGAGTAATGCGTACACCGCACCAATACCACCTATTACTGCAGCAGATAGTAATGGGTTGGCAAGCATTAAACCTCCCAACGCAATAATACCCTTAGTTGCAATAGCTATGGTTCCAATTATCAAACCTTTGAATGGAACAAGGAAAGCACCTGCTGCTATTGCTAGGGCAGGCCACCAATCTTTCAGAAACTTTGCAGTTGCTTCTATCTTACCCCTATTCTCAGGGTTAGTCAAGAAATTATATAATGGAGTAATGAGTCCTCCAAGAATAGTAAAAAATAAAAACCTCTTAAGAGAATCAAAGAAACCTGTCATCGGGGCAGCAGCCTTTTTCAAGTTCGCCCCAGCACCTTTAAAGAACTTTCCTAAGTTTTCTATTCTATTTTCTCTTTTCTCTCTCTTTTCTCGTTCTCTTTCTTTCTTCTCAATATCTAATTTTTCTTTCTCTATTTGATTGTCTTGCCTTATAACAGAAATGAGCTCATCAAGTTTCCCTAAAAGTTCCGCTTCCTGACCAGGTTTGATGTCAGTATCTGTGAAAAACTTTTTGGGTTTGATCTTTAAACCGGGTGCTCTAAAGATAGGTGACCTAAACGAGTCCGTCATTGCTGCTGTTGTTGCATCTTAAGTCGTTCTTCTTCTAAATGTGATCTTAAGAGTTCGACATATACGTCTCTCTCCCAAGGTATCATGTTTTCAATCTCTGTTAATGAGTATTTATGATACTGCATCAAGGAAAAATTTAACTTAAAGTAACTCTCCAAATTCATATGGGAGAGTGCTATGCGAAAAAACTTGCCAGTCCCTCCAGAGTCACAGTGCTCTTCTTCTTAGTTTTAGGATTGACAACCTCTATATCATGAGAGAGTTTAGGCATCGTGGTGAAGAAAGATTCAATCTGTTTGAACTGTGCTGAGTTCATTGAACCAAGAAAATCATTTATTTCTTTTTTAGTGAAGTCTTCAGATGTCCATGCCTCATCTGCATTGTATACTTTATCCACACAACCAGCGATCAAATCAAATGATTGATCAACTTGACTACCTTCATCAAAGTTAAAGTTATTTTTAACAAACTGATCAAGTGATGGATACTTCATTTCCATCATTAAAGTATCATCAAGTTTGATTTGGTTGCTGTGGTTTTTATCCTTGATGACTTTAATATCATCAATGCTAATTTCGACCTCAGCATAAGTTTCTCCATCATCAGGACAGAGAACACTTACTTCGATGTCTTCACCAACAGACTTGCCTCTGATGTTTAAGAAGAGATACTCAATATCAAAAGTAGGAAGGTTCTCTACCTTGATGCCGCGAGTCTGAATACAGTCTTTCAGGACTGCTTTAATAGCGTTGGTGATTTCCTTTGTATCATCACTCTCCAGTGCAAGAACTAATAACTTTTCTTCTTTTACTAGGAAAGGACGAAACTTAATTGTTTTTCCAGTCGAAGGCAACTCCAACTCATAAGTTGGGGTAGCAATTTTTGGTAAAGGCATGATATGTTATTCAGTGATGTTATTTATTCGCCACTTACAAGGTAGCGTGAGAAGTTAAAGTTTACAGTGCAAGTCATTATCTGAGACGCATCATATTGAACTGGCATAGAATTAATAGAGATAGGATAGGCATTCAAGAATCTATATTGTAAGTTTCTTCCCTCATAACTTCTCTCAAACTTTCTAATAAAAATATCAGTTTTATATTCACTTGGAAAGTTCACCCTATAAAAATAATTGTCTGCCTCAGCATTCCTTCCACCATCTTCATTCACAATAAAGCGTATCCAGTTCTCAAAGAAGTAAAGTATATCATATTTTTCGTCAACATAAAAGGTGAATGACGCTGTAGTGTCATACTGTCTTCTATATGCATGTCTTTCAGTTATACCACTTCTATCATTAGTAAGTTCATGGGTTGCTAAAGATGTTGCGGGCAGTGATGCCTCTCTACAAGATAAAGTTAATTTTTCATCTTGAATCAAATTAAAACCATTACCAAGACCCAAACCACGACTCTCATTCAACCAGGTCTTTACGCTAGTGGGAGGGTTGAAGTGACATTCATAAGTTGATGTAAGGGCTGGTTGTAGAATACTTGCCTTTAAATCAGCAACATTCCTTGCCCTTGGTTTTGGCGTAGCCATCTAAATAGTTTTTACCGTATATATTATGTATGGGAGTTAGTAAGAAAAGTATTTACAAACCCTCCAACCCTAAAAAATATAAGGGAAATGCGAACAATATTATCTGTAGAAGCACATGGGAGAGAAAGTTCTGTAAGTGGTGTGACCTGACAGAAAACATTCTTGAGTGGGGAAGTGAAGAGTTCTTCATTCCATACATCTCTCCTGTTGATAAGAGAGTTCATCGTTACTTCCCTGACTTCATCATCAAAGTAAAAGAGAGCACGGGCAACCTCAAGACATATGTCATTGAGGTCAAACCAAAGAGAGAAACTATTCCTCCAGTGCCAGGTAAGAAACAAAGAAAGACTTTGATAAGAGAGAGTATGACTTACGCTGTGAACCAAGCAAAGTGGAAGTCTGCTCGTGAATGGTGTGCTGACAGAATGATAGAGTTCAAGATCATTACCGAAGACGAGTTAGGTATCA